ATGGACCAGTTTTCGACGATCGATCCCGACCTGTTCGGCATTTCGGCTGACATGGCGGTCTATGACGGGCTCGGCGCGCGCCGGGCCGTTCTCGGCGGCGGAGCGGCGCCGCTGCTCGACACCAAGGCCGCCGCGCCGGGCGACCCCTTTCTCGACATGCAGGCGATGCTTCTCGAAATGACGAAGGAGCTGCGCGAGCGCTTCCAGCGGTTCCAGAGCCAGAAGGTTCTGGCCGAAGAGGATGCGGCCGCGGCCGTGGACGACGCGGCGCGCAAGGTCGCCCAGATGGACGCCAAGGCGGCCATCGAGGCCGTGTCGCTCATCGTGCGCACGCTGGAGAAGATCGACAGCCTGCAGCGCACGCTGATCAACGAGCGGGCCGAGGCGGACGCGGCCGGCGGTGACGACGAGAACGAGGCGGCGCTGATCGAGGAGTTCGAGCGGCTTGTCAACGTGCGCGTGAAGGAGCGGATGAATGCCGCCAAAAGCGAATGGATGCGCGAAATCCGGGCTGGCGGCGATGCTGCCGCGGGAATGGAAGGCGGGCCGTAAGGAACGGCGGGCCTGCCGTGCGATCGGAAAGAAGTCGGATGGGACGGTGAGGGCGGCGGCCGCGGGCTTGAGCATGATCGAGGAAAATCGTGGGCTGGCGGCCTTGCGGAATGCGGCCGATACGCTCGAAGGGGGGCTGGGGCGACGCGGCGCAGACGGCGAGAAGGCGTGTGAGGGCGCAACGGCGGGCGCGTCGCAAGCGCTTTCGGATGCCACGAAGCGGATCGTTCTCGACAATCGACGGCGGCTCGGTGGCTGGCATTTGACCGCGCGGCTGGCGCAGACGCCGCCTGAGGGCGAATGGCGGGTGTGGCTGCTGATGGGCGGCCGCGGCTCCGGCAAGACGCGGGCCGGGGCGGAGTGGGTGCAGGATATCGCACTCAAGCAGCCCGGCATCCGTATCGCGCTGGTGGCGGAAACGCTGGGCGATGCGCGCGAAGTGATGATCGACGGCGTCTCCGGCATCTGCCGGATCGCCGGGCGCGGCAGGCCGGAATTCGAGGCCTCGCGCCGGCGGCTCGTCTGGCCGAACGGCTCGATCGGGCAGATCTTCTCGTCCGAAGACCCGGAAAGCCTTCGCGGGCCGCAGTTTCATTTCGCCTGGTGCGACGAGCTCGGCAAGTGGAAACACGCGCAGGAGACCTGGGACATGCTGCAATTCGGCCTGCGCCTCGGCGCGGATCCGCGCGTTCTGGTGACGACGACGCCGCGGCCGGTGCCGCTGTTGCGGGCGCTTGCGGCCGATCGGGCGACGGCCGTGCAGCGCATCCGCACCGACGACAATATCGACAACCTGTCTCCCGGCTTCCTGCGCGCCATGGCCGACCGTTACGGCGGCACGCGGCTCGGCCGGCAGGAGCTGGACGGCGAGCTGATCGCCGACCGCGAGGACGCGCTGTGGAGCCGCGCGCGGCTGGAGGCGATCCGCCTTCGCAACCACGGGCCGCTGTCGCGCATCGTCGTGGCTGTCGATCCGCCGGCGACGGCGTCTGCGGCCTCGGTCTGCGGCATCGTCGCGGCGGGGCTCGACCAGACCGGGCGCGCCGTCGTGCTGGCCGACTGCTCGGTGACGGGCGCAAGCCCGGCGGGCTGGGCCGGTGCCGTGGTGCGGGCCTTCCGGCGCTTCGACGCGGACCGCGTCGTGGCGGAGGTGAACCAGGGCGGCGATATGGTGACGGCGATGCTGCGCAGTGTCGACGCCGACCTGCCGGTTTCGACGGTCCGGGCGACGCGCGGCAAGTTCCTGCGCGCCGAGCCGGTGGCCGCTCTCTACGAACAGGGCCGCGTGGCCCATGCGGCGGCCTTTGCCGAACTGGAGGACCAGATGTGCGATTTCGGCCCGGACGGGCTGTCTTCCGGCCGTTCGCCGGACCGGCTCGACGCGCTCGTCTGGGCGCTGACGGCGCTGGTGCTCGACCGGCAGGGCGAACCGCGCGTGCGGGGGATATGACGATGGCGATCGATCGCAAGGGCTTTTTCGACGACGTGCGCGGGCCGCTCTATGGCGGGCGGCTGGCGCGCGCGCAGGTGGCCGGCATGACGGCGCTCATCGACCGTTTCGAAGCGGGCGGCGGGACGTACGGCGAAACGGGCGACCGGCGTTTCCTCGCCTATATGCTGGCGACGGCGCATCACGAGACGGGCGGGCGCATGCAGCCGGTGCGCGAGACCTTCGCGGCGAGCGACGACACCGCAATCGCCCGCCTCGACCGGGCCTTTGCCGAGGGCCGCCTGCCGCAGGTCTCCGCGCCCTACTGGCGGCGCGACGCCGACGGGAGGACCTGGCTCGGGCGCGGGCTGGTCCAGATCACGCACCGGCGCAACTACGAGCGGCTGTCATCGCTGATCGGCGTCGATCTCGTGCAGCGCCCCGAGCGGGCGATGGAGATGGCCGTGTCGGTGGAAATCCTCGTCGTCGGCATGCTGCGCGGGGCCTTCACCGGCCGGCGGCTGGCCGACTGTTTTTCACCCGGCCGCGCCGACTGGATCGGCGCGCGGCGCATCATCAACGGACTGGACCGCGCCGAGCGTGTGGCGGGGTACGGGCGGGCGTTTTTCGCCGCGCTGGGCGGGTAGGACTTTCACTCGTGGCATGGGTCCTCGGGTCAGGCCCGAGGATGACGAAAGTAGGGAAGTGCGAGCGTCACTGCGGCGCGCACTGTGCCGATCTGTTCAAGAAGTGGGAGAGATAGAGAGAACCTCCCCACCGTCATCCCCGGGCTTGACCCGAGGATCCATACCACGGGAACCGCGCTGCGGTTATTTCTTCACATCCGATAAACCGAGGGCATCATGAAACTGCCATCCATTTTCTCCCGACGGCGCGCGGCGCCGGCGGAAACCAAGGCGTCGGGCTTCTTCACGCTGACGGCCGAGGGGCGGGCGCACTGGTCGAGCCGGTCCTATGCCTCGCTGTCGCGCGAGGGCTTCATGAAGAACCCGATCGCGCATCGGGCGGTGCGGATGATCGCGGAGGCCGCCGCCTCGGTGCCCTGGCTTGCCTATGAGGGCGAGAGCGAGCGGCCGGGCGACGCGCGTCTCGCGCTGCTGTCCCGGCCGAACGGGCGCATGGCGGGCACAGATTTTTTCGAGACGCTCTACGGGCATCTGCTGCTTGCCGGCAATGCCTTCGTCGAGGGCGTGCGGGTGGGCGACGAGTTGCGCGAACTGCACCTCCTGCGGCCCGACCGGGTGCGCATCGTCGAGGGGCGCGACGGCTGGCCGGAAGCCTATGAATACCGCACCGGCAACCATGTGCGCCGGCACCGCGCGGGCGACGGGGCAGCGGGCGAGTGGCAGGCGATCCTGCATCTGCGGCTGTTTCACCCGCTCGACGACCAGCTCGGCTTCGCACCGCTCGAGGCCGCCTCCATGGCGCTCGATCTCTCCAATGCCGCGGCGATCTGGAACAAGGCGCTGCTCGACAATTCGGCGCGTCCCTCCGGTGCGCTCGTCTACCAGCCCAAGGAGGGCGGCAATCTTTCGCCCGACCAGTATGCGCGGCTGAAGAGCGAACTGGAGGACGGCTATTCGGGCGCGGCGCGTGCCGGGCGGCCGATGCTGCTGGAAGGCGGGCTCGACTGGAAGGCGATGGGGCTTTCGCCGCGCGAGATGGATTTCGTGGAGGCCAAGAACGGTGCGGCGCGCGACATCGCGCTCGCCTTCGGCGTGCCGCCCATGCTGATCGGCGTGCCCGGCGATGCGACCTACGCCAACTACCAGGAGGCCAACCGCGCCTTCTGGCGGCTGACGGTGCTGCCGCTGGTGAGCCGCACCGCCGCCGCCTTCGCCAACTGGTTTTCCGAGGAAGGCGAGGCCGCGCTGCGGCTGGTGCCGGACCTCGACCAGATAAGCGGCCTTGCCGCCGAGCGCTCCGAACTGTGGGCGCGCGTGGGGGCGGCGGGTTTCCTGACGGACGAGGAGAAGCGGCGGGCGGTGGGGTATTGAGGGGGCGAGGGGCTGCCCTCTGATCGCTTGCGAGAGAGGTGCGGAGGAGAAGAAACTTCGGTGGTGAGGTTTTAGGGTGCGGTGCACCCCCCTCTGTCCTGCCGGACATCTCCCCCACAAGGGGGGAGATTGGATGGGGTGACGCTTCGGTTATCTCCAACGTTTCTGAGTGAGCAGTCAGTAGCGTCCTGCCGATCTCCCCTCTTGTGGGGGAGATGCCCGGAAGGGCAGAGGGGGGTATCCCCCGAAAACGCCGAAAAAACAGATCGTTGCCCGCAGGACCTGAATCGTTTTGCCGCCATCCGGATTCAACATCTGAACGCGTTGAATCGGCTTTCGAGGAAAGTGCGCCAAGGGATTCAAAAGACTCAGCGTTTGCCGCGCCCGCTGCAGAGAAGCCGGCGTGTCCTCGGCCGTTTGGCCGATGCTTCTGGATTTCCATAATAATCTGAAAGGCTTAACAATGGCTGACTTCGGAAACGACGGCGGGCTGTGGACGGCCCGTCTGGTCGGGGCGTCGGCGGGTGCCGCCGTCTCGCTGATCTACCTGCTGCCCAAAAGCCGCCGCGAGGCGGCGTGCCGGTTCTTCACCGGCCTTGCCTGCGGGCTCGTCTTCGGCGGCCCGGCCGGGCTGTGGATCGCCGTCCGCCTCGGCATCGCGAGCTATCTCGGGCCGGTGGAGGTGCTGCTGACCGGATCGGCAGCGGCAAGCCTCTCGGCCTGGTGGGGCCTCGGCGTGCTGGCGCGGGCGGCGGAGCGGATGAGGCAGTAGCGGGCAGGAAATAGCCAATAGGCAGTAGGCAGTAGGCAGTAGGGATTGTGCGGTCGTCTCGCGACCCTACCGGCTACTGCCTAACTCCTAATTCCCCACTTTACATCGGAGCAACCCATGACAACCGACGACCTGCCGGTCTGGCGGACGAAGAAGTATGCCGATCTGACGCTGGCCGGGGTTTCCGGCGACGGGGCGTTTTCGGGCTATGCCAGCCTGTTCGGCGAGGTGGACCTGGGCAAGGACGCGATTGCGCCCGGCGCCTTCGTGCAATCGCTCGCCAAGCGCGGCGCTTCGGGCGTGCGCATGCTCTTCCAGCACGATCCGGCCGAGCCCATCGGGCGCTGGCGCACCATCCGCGAGGACGAGCGCGGGCTTTACGTCGAGGGCGTGCTGTCGCCCGGCGTCGCACGGGCCCGCGAGGTGCTGAACCTCATGAAGTCGGGCGCGCTCGACGGCCTTTCCATCGGCTTCCAGACGGTGCGCTCCCGGACCGACCGCTCGAGCGGCGTGCGGCGCATCCTGGAGGCCGATCTCTGGGAAATCTCGATCGTCACCTTTCCCATGCTGCCTTCGGCGCGGGTGTCGAACGTGAAGAATGCGCGGTGGTTCCGCGACAAGGAAACGGAGCTCGTGCGCACCATGCGCCGGGCGGCCCGGATGATGCAACGCTAACAGGAGCACAGCACGACATGACGCAGACACCGAAGACCGCGCCGGAAATCAAGGCCGTGCCGGAAACCATGACCGCCGCCTTCGACGACTTCATGGAGGCCTTCGAATCCTTCAAGGAGACCAACGACCGCAGGCTCGGCGAGATCGAGCAGAAACTGACCGCCGACGTGGTGACCCGCGAGAAGGTGGACCGCATCAACCGCGCCATGGACGACCACAAGCGCGTGCTCGACCAGCTGGCGCTGAAGAAGGCGCGGCCGGCGCTTGGCGGCAGCGGCGCCGTCAGCCTCGAAGCGGCCGAGCACAAGGCGGCGTTCTCCGCCTATATGCGCCGCGGTGACGAAAGCGCCCTGCGCGCGCTGGACGAAAAGGCCATGTCGGTTGGCTCGGCGGCCGACGGCGGCTATCTCGTGCCGCCGGAAACCGACACCGAGATCGGCCGCCGGCTTTCCGCGGCATCGCCGATCCGGGCGCTCGCCACGGTGCGCCAGGTTTCGGGTGCGGTGCTGAAGAAGCCGTTCGCCACATCGGGCATGGCCTCCGGCTGGGTGTCCGAAACGGCATCGCGGCCGCAGACCGGCACGGCGCAGCTTGCCGAGCTCTCCTTCCCGACCATGGAACTCTACGCCATGCCGGCGGCGACCGCGGCCCTGCTCGACGATGCGGCGGTGGACGTGGAAAGCTGGATCGCGTCGGAGGTGGACATCGTCTTCGGCGAGCAGGAGGGGACCGCTTTCGTCTCCGGCGACGGCACCAACAAGCCGAAGGGTTTCCTCAGCTACACCAATGTGGCGGATGCCGCCTGGAGCTGGGGCAATATCGGCTATATCGCCACGGGGGCGGCCGGCGCCTTCAAGGCGAGCGGTCCGTCCGACACGCTGATCGACACGATCTATGCGTTGAAGGCGGGGCACCGGCAGAATGCCAGCTTCGTGATGAACCGCAAGACGCAAGCGGCGATCCGCAAGTTCAAGGACGCCGACGGCAACTATCTGTGGCGCCCGCCGGCAACGCCGGGCCAGGCCGCCTCGCTGATGGGCTTTGCCATCGCCGAGGCCGAGGACATGCCGGACGTGGCGGCCGACAGCTTCGCCATCGCCTTCGGCGATTTCCGTGCCGGCTATCTCGTCGTCGACCGCACGGGCGTTCGCGTGCTGCGCGATCCCTATTCGGCCAAGCCCTATGTGCTGTTCTACACGACCAAGCGCGTGGGCGGCGGCGTGCAGAACTTCGAGGCGATCAAGCTGGTGAAGTTCGCGGTGAGCTGAGGCCTCGGCCGCCAGCTTTCCGCTCCCTCTCCCCGCTTGCGGAGAGAGGGTTGGGTGAGGGGCGATCCGGCTTGGGACCTGCCGTGGATTGCCCCTCATCCGGCTGCCGCCACCTTCTCCCCGCAAGCGGGGCGAAGGGGTTATGGGGCGCCGCTTTCCTTCCTGCAATTTCCCTCGCGCCGGCGGTCGTCCCCTGCCGCCGGTGCCGGCGGGCGCGGTTCCTCCTCCCGGCCGCGCCCGCATCCCTTTCATCGCAAGAGGACGACCATGACCGTAACCGAACTTCTGCCGCCCGCGGCCGAGCCGATCACGCTCGCCGAGGCGAAGGCGCATCTGCGCCTGGAGACCGACGACGAGGATGGGCTGCTTGCAGCACTCATCCGCACCGCCCGCAATCACCTGGAAAGCGAGACGGGGCTCTGCCTCATCACGCGGACGCTGAGGCTTTATCTTGACGACTGGCCGGACGGACAGGTGATTCAGATTGCCAGAGGGCCGGTGCAAACCATTGAAACCGTGACGGTTTACGACGAGCTGGGCAACCCGGTGGAGGTGGCGCTTGCAGGCGCCGTGCTCGACGGCACCGCCCGGCCGGCGCGGCTCCTGCTGCCGGACCGCCCGGAAACCAGGCGCGCGCTGAACGGCATCGAGATCGATTTCACCGCCGGCTTCGGTGAGAGCGGCGCTGATGTGCCCGATACGCTGAAGCGGGCGCTGCTGCTGCATGTGGCCACGATGTTCGAGCTGCGCGGCGTCGTCTCGCTGGACGACCAGCCGGGCGCGGTGCCGCAGGGCTACGACCGGCTCGTCGCACCCCATCGCCTGCGGAGGCTGTGATGACGAAACCCATCGACCCCGGCGCGCTGAGCGTGCGGCTGGTGCTGGAGCACCCGGTCGAGACGCCGGACGGGCAGGGCGGCGTGGAAACCGGGTTCGCGGCGCTCGCGACGCTCTGGGCGCGCATCGAGCCGGTATCGGCCGGCGCCGGCGAGGCGGCCGGCGCGCTGCAGCGGCGGGTGACGCACCGGATCTGGCTGCGGGCGCGCGGCGATCTCGACGGCGGCATGCGGCTGCGCAAGGGCGCGCGCATCTTCGCGCTCGTCGCCTTCCGCGACCCGGACGAAACGGCGCGCTACACGCTCTGCGACTGCGAGGAGATGAGCCCATGAGCGCGGCATCGGCCCTGCAGAAGGCGATCTTCGAGCGGCTTTCCGCCGATGCGGCGCTGACGGCGCTCGTCGGCCCCGGCGGCATTACGGATCGCAGGCTTTCGCAGCCGGCGGCGCCGCTTCTGGTGATCGCCGGCATCGACAGCGTCGATCATTCGACGGCGAGCGAGCCGGGCGAGCAGCACACGGTGCTGCTGGAGGCCTGGAGCGAGGCGGCGGGCCACAAGACGGTGCAGGCCATCGCGGCGGCGGTTCGCGCGGCCCTGCACGATGCGGCGCTCACACTGGACGGCCATCACCTCGTCTTCCTGCTGCACCTCGACACGCAGCTGCGGCGGGACGGCAAGTCGCGCTTCCACCGCGCCGAAATGCGCTTTCGGGCCGTGACCGAGCCCGTTTTCTAACAACGTTTCACGGAAAGGATCGGGCCATGGTGGCACAGAAGGGGCGGGATCTGCTGCTCAAAGTCGATAACGGGACGGGCTTTGCCACGGTTGCCGGGCTGCGCTCCAAGCGGCTGTCGTTCAACACGCAGCTCGTCGACGTGACGGACGCCGAATCGGCGGGACGCTGGCGGGAACTGCTGGGCGGGGCGGGTGTGCAGCGCGCGGCCATCTCCGGCAGCGGCATCTTCAAGGACCAGGCATCGGACGCGCTGGTGCGCTCGCTGTTCTTTGCCGGCACGATCATGCCGTGGCAGGTGGTGATCCCGGATTTCGGCAAGGTCTCCGGCGCGTTCCAGATCGCGGCGCTGGAATATTCCGGCGCGCATGACGGTGAGGTGGTCTTCGAGATCGCGCTGGAATCCGCGGGACAACTGACCTTCGAGGCGGTGTGATGGGCGCGCGGGCGAACCGCCATCGCGGCGAGATCGAAGCCGATCTCGACGGCGAGCGGCGGGTGCTGTGCCTGACGCTCGGCGCGCTGGCCGAACTGGAAACCGCCTTTGCCGTCGACAGCCTGACGGGGCTTGCCGAGCGCTTTTCATCGGGCCGGCTGAAGGCGGATGACCTGATCCGCATCATCGGCGCGGGGCTGCGCGGCGGCGGCAACCTGTTCAGCGACGAGGAGGTGGCGGCGATGGCGGTGGCGGACGGGCTTGCGGGCTTCGCGCGCATTGCCGCCGAACTGCTGCAGGCGACCTTCGGCGGGGCGGCGCAAAACGAAAACCCTTGAGGGCCGCATCCGGCGCGTCCGGCGCGGCACCTGCCTTCCCCTGGGAGGCGGTGCTGCATGCCGGGCTGTGCCGCATGCGGCTTTCCGCACGCGACTTCTGGGCGATGACGCCGCGCGAGCTTGGCTTCGCGCTCGGCCTGTTGCGGCCCTCGGCGGTGGTGCCGGGGCGCGGGGCCCTGACCGCCCTCATGCAGGCCTTTCCCGACGAGATGGAGTGAGACATGGCGACTTCGGACGACAATGGACGATCCGCCTCGCTTGCCGACACGCGGCAGCAGGCCGAGGCGCTGACCGACGTCTTCGACGACCTGGAGGCGCGCTCGCGCTCCTTCGGCTTCGCGCTGACCTCGGCGCTGAAGGGCGCGGTGGTGGACGGACGCGGGCTGGACAGCGTGCTGCGCGGGCTCGCGCTGCGCATGAGCGACATCGCGCTTTCGGTGGGCCTGAAGCCGCTGGAAGGGCTGCTTTCGTCGGGCATTTCCAACCTGCTCGGCGGCGCGACGCCCTTTGCCAAGGGCGGCGTCGTGGCGGCGCCGACCTATTTCGGCAGCGGCGGCGGGCTTGGGCTGATGGGCGAGGCGGGGGCGGAAGCGATCCTGCCGCTGAAGCGCGGCCCGGACGGTTCGCTCGGCGTTGCCGCCGGCGGGGGCGGGGCGTCGCAGATCGTCTTCAACGTGACGACGCAGGATGCGGCAAGCTTCCGCAAATCCGAGGGACAGATCGCCGCCATGCTGACGCGTGCGGTGGGACGCGGGCAACGGAGTTTGTGAGCGTTCGGGAGCGGGAACCCTTCTTTCCGCAGGCTGGGAGAAGGGGCTGGGGGCGCGGGTTTGCCAGATCGCCGACGCGCATCGTTGGGGATGGCGTTGCTGTAACCGCCTTCCCTTTTGGGACAAGGCGGCAGTGCAGCCATATTCTTTGGAGATATCCGGATGGCAGGATTTCATGATGTGCGGTTTCCGTTGCGCGTCGCGCTCGGCACGAGCGGCGGGCCGGTGCGGCGCACGGATATCGTCAGCCTTTCCAACGGGCGCGAGAACCGCAACCGCCGCTGGCAGGATGCGCGCCGGCGCTATGACGCCGGCTCGGGCGTGCGCTCCGTGGACGACCTCTACGCGGTGCTGAACTTCTTCGAGGCGCGGGCCGGGCAGCTCAACGGGTTCCGCTTCCGCGATCCCGTCGACCACAAGTCTTGCGCGCCCAGCGCGGCCGTGAGCGCGACCGATCAATTGCTCGATACCGCCGACGGGACGACGGCGATGTTCCGGCTGGTGAAGCGCTATGCGGATGCGGGCGGCGAGACGGTGCGGCCGATCGAAAAACCCGTGGCGGGCACGGTGGTGGTCTCGGTGGCGGGTGCCGTGGTGCCGGCGGGCGACTATGTCGTCAACCACGCGGCCGGTCTCGTGACCTTCAAGCCGGACAGGATTCCGGCTGCGGGCGCGGTGCGGGCGGGCTTCGAATTCGACGTGCCGGTGCGCTTCGATACCGACCGGATCGATATCGATCTCGCGCAGTTCGATGCGGGTCGCATCCCATCCATCCCGCTGGTGGAGATCAGGCCATGAGGACGGTCCCGGCAGGGCTGCAGGCCCATCTCGACGGCGAGGCGACGACACTGTGCAACGCCTGGCGCGTCGTGCGCCGCGACGGCGTCGTTCTCGGCTTTACCGATCATGACCGCGACCTTGACGTCGACGGCCTCACCTATCTCGCGGCGAGCGGCTTCGAGGCGAGCGAGACGGAGGACGGCAACAGCCTTTCTGCCGAGGGCGGCGATGTCTCCGGCGGCTTTTCGGCGGATGCGATCACGGCGGAGGACCTGTCGGCCGGGCGCTATGACGGCGCGAAGGTCGAGGTCTTCCTGGTCAACTGGCAGGCGACCGGGCAGCGGCTCCTTCTGCGCACCGCCGAGCTTGGCGAAGTGCGCCGCGAGGGCGGGCTGTTCCGCGCCGAGCTTCGGCGCCTGACGCACACGCTCGATCAGGTGAAGGGCCGCATCTATGGCCGCCAGTGCGACGCCGTGCTGGGCGCTGCGCGCTGCGGCGTCAATCTCGCGGCCTATCGCGCGACCGCGACGGTCAGCGCGGTCACGGATGACATGCACATCGAGGTGACCGGCCTTTCGGGTTTCGCGGAGCGTTTCTTCCGCTACGGCGTGCTTTCCTTCACCAGCGGGGCGGCGGCCGGGCTTTCGGCCGATATCGACGATCATCGCAAGGCGGCCGGCGCCGATTCTCTCACGCTCTGGCTGCCCATGGCGGCGGGTGTGGCCGTCGGCGATACGCTGCAGGTGACGGCGGGCTGCGACAAGCGCTTTTCCACCTGCAAGGCGAAATTCAACAACCGCCTGAACTTCCAGGGTTTTCCCCATATGCCGGGCAGCGATTTCAGCTACGGCTATGCCGACGGCCAGACGGTGCATGACGGGAGGCCGCTCTATGGCTGACGATTTCGGCGACCGGGTCGTGGCCGTGGCACGCGGTTTCATCGGCACGCCCTACCGGCATCAGGGATCGCGGAAGGGCGTCGGCTGCGATTGCCTCGGGCTGGTGCGCGGCGTCTGGCGCGAACTCTACGGCGCCGAGCCGGAGGTGCCGGCGCCCTATGCGCCCGACTGGGCGGAGCGGGCAGGCGAGGAGCGGTTGCTGCTCGCCGCCGCGCGGCACTGCGGGCCGGCGCTGCCGGCCTCGACGCTCAGGCCGGGCGATCTCCTCATCTTCCGCTGGCAGGAGGGGGCGGCGGCCAAGCATGCCGGCATCGCCGCGCCAGATGCGCGCTTCATTCATGCCTATGAGCAGGCGGCGGTGATCGAATCGCCGCTCATTCCCTCCTGGCGCCGGCGCATCGCCGGCGTCTTCCGTTTCCCGGAGCTTTCCTGATCCATGGCGACCATTCTCTTCCAGGCTGCGGGTGCGGCCCTCGGCGGCGTGTTCGGTCCCGTCGGCGCCATCGTCGGCCGTGCCGTCGGCGCGCTCGCGGGCTCCATCGTGGACCGCTCCCTCATCAACGGTTCGAAGACGATCACCGGCCCGCGGCTGGGCGATGCGCGCCTGCCGGGCGCCGACGAGGGCACGGCGATCGGCCGCGTCTACGGCACGATGCGGGTGGGCGGCACGCTGATCTGGGCGACGCGCTTCGAGGAGGAGGTGTCGGTCGAGCGGCAGGGCGGCAAGGGCCGCGGACCGCGCGTCGAGACCTATCGCTACTATGCGAACCTTGCGGTCGGCATCTGTGAAGGGCCGATCGCGGCGGTGCGCCGCGTATGGGCCGACGGCCGCGAACTCGACCTGCGCTCCGTCGAGATGCGCATCCACAAGGGCACCCGCACGCAGCAGCCCGATCCTCTGATCGAGGCCAAGCAGGGCGCCGGCAACACGCCGGCCTATCGCGGGCTCGCCTATGCGGTGTTCGAACGGCTGCCGCTCGACAGCTACGGCAACCGCCTGCCGGTGCTGCAATTCGAGGTGCTGCGGCCGGTCGGCGCGCTGGAAACCGATATCCGCGCGGTCACGGTCATCCCCGGCTCGAGCGAGCACGGTTACGATCCCGGCCTGGTGACGGAGAATTTCGGCAACGGCTCGGCACGCCATGTCAACCGCAACACGCTGACCGCTTCCACCGACTGGCAGGCCTCCATCGACGAATTGCAGGCGCTGTGCCCCAACCTCAAGCGCGTCGGGCTGGTGGTGGGGTGGTTCGGGACGGACCTGCGGGCAGGCCAGTGCCGGATCGTGCCGGGCGTCGAGGTTTCCGCGCGCGGGCAGGAAACGCGGCCCTGGCGGGTTTCGGGCATTGCCCGCGGCAACGCCCATGTGGTGAGCCGCAACGGCGGCTCGCCCGCCTATGGCGGCACACCCTCCGATGCCGGCGTGATTGCGGCGATCCGCAATCTGAAGGCGCGCGGGCTGGAGGTGTATCTCTACCCCTTCCTTTTGATGGACGTTCCCACCGACAATGCCTTGCCGGATCCCTATGGCGCGGCCCGGCAGGCGCCCTATCCCTGGCGCGGCCGGATCACCTGTTATCCGCCCGGTGCGGACAAGACGAACGCCGCGCGCAGCCAGGTGCAGGCATTCCTCGGCAACGCGCAGGCCGGTCACTTCTCGGTGTCAGGCGAGACGGTCACGGGACCGTCCGGCGACAGCGGTTTTCGCCGGCTGATCCTGCATTACGCGCATCTGGCCGAAGTGGCGGGCGGCGTGCACGGCTTCCTCATCGGATCGGAGATGCGGGGCCTCACCTGGCTGCGCGACGCGGCCGGGCGCTTTCCCTTCGTCGACGGCCTCTGCGACCTGGCGGCCGACGTGCGTACGGTGCTGCGCGCCGGCACGAAGATCACCTACGCGGCCGACTGGAGCGAGTATTTCGGTTTCCAGCCGGGCGATGGCAGCGGCGAGGTGCGCTATCACCTCGACCCGCTCTGGGCCTCGCCCGCCATCGATGCCGTCGGCATCGACAACTACATGCCGCTTGCCGACTGGCAGGACGGCGACACGGTCGCGGGCAATCCCGACGGCTTCCGCCATGCGGAGGATGCGGCCGCGATGCGTGCCCATATCACGAGCGGTGAGGGTTTCGACTGGTACTATGCCAGCGCCGCCGACCGCGGCGCGCGCAATCGCACACCGATCACCGACGGCATGGCGGGCAAGCCCTGGGTGTACCGCTACAAGGACATCGAAAGCTGGTGGGCGAACCGCCATTACGAGCGCGGCCCCGGCGGCACCGAGCTTGCCAGTCCGACGGAATGGCTGCCGCGCTCCAAGCCGATCTGGTTCACGGAGCTCGGCTGCCCGGCCGTGGACAAGGGCGCAAACCAGCCCAACGTCTTCGTCGATCCGAAAAGCGCGGAAAACGCGCTGCCCTATCATTCGGGCGGCGCGCGCGCCGATTCGATCCAGCGCCGCTTCCTCGATGCGCATCACGGCTGGTGGCAGGGGGCGGGCCCGGAACCCGGCATGGTCGATCCCGGGCGCATCTTCCTGTGGACCTGGGACGCGCGGCCCTATCCGGCCTTCCCGCAGAAAACCGGGCTCTGGTCCGACGGCAGCAACTGGCAGCGCGGCCACTGGCTGAGCGGGCGGCTGGGGGCCGGCACCGTCGCCGACGTCATCGCCGCCATCCTGCGCGACCATGGCTTCGAGGACTTCGACGTGTCGGGCGTTTCCGGCGACCTGCCGGGCTTCGTGCAGGGCGAACAGGCCTCCGCGCGGTCGATGATCGAGCCGATCATGGCGGCGTTCCAGATCGACGCGCTGGAGGCGAACGGGCGGCTGACCTTCCGCTCGCGGCTGAAATCCGCGCTGCCGCCCGATGACCTCGATGTGCTGGCCGAGCGGCCGGACGAGGCGCTGTTCGAGGAAAGCCGCGCGCATATCAGCGAATTTGCCGGCGAAGCGATCCTCGATCACTTCGACGATGCCGGCGCCTATGCGCATGCCACGACCCGCTCGCGCCGCATGGCCGGCGGCACCGACCGGGTGTTGCGGCTCGGCCTGCCGGCCGTGCTGCATGCGGGGGCGGCCGCCTCGTCGGTGGAAACGGCCTTGCGCGACCACCGGGCGGCGCAACGGCGGGTGACGTTCCGTCTGCCGCCGACGGCGCTCGGCATCACGCCCGGCGATGTCGTGCGGCTGGCGGACGGACCGGCCGGCCGTTTCCTGATCACCGACATCACCGACGGGCTGGTGCGCGAGGTGGAGGCGCGGGCGATCGCCGCCGGCGACGCCGGCGCACCGACGCTGGGCGAGGGCGGTTCGGATCCGGTGAACGGTCCGGGCCCGTCGGATGCCTTCGCGCCCGAGATCGTCCTGCTCGACCTGCCGGTTCTCGGCTCCGGCGGCGCACAGGACTTCGCGCGTGTCGCGGCCTATGCCAAGCCGTGGCGCGCCATGGTCGTCTCCAGTTCCGAGGGACTGGAAGGGTTCAGGCCGCGGGTGCGGCTGGACAGGCCCGCGCGCATCGGCCGGCTCGTCGAGCCGCTTGCGCCCGGGCCGGTGGGCCTGTTCGACCTCGCCAATGCCATCGTCCTCGATCTGCCGGGCGGCGAGCTTGCCTCGGCCGACACGGTGAGCGTGCTCAACGGCGCGAACCGTATCGCCGTGCGCGGTGAAAACGGGGCATGGGAGGTGATCGGCTTTCAGGAGGCGAGCGAAATCGCCGCCGCCCGCTGGCGGCTTTCCGGCCTGTTGCGCGCCCTGCACGGCACGGAGGACGCGATGCTCTCGGGCCACGCCATGGACACGCAGGCGGTGGTGCTGGACGAGACGGTGCGGCCGCTCGGGCTCGATGTCGAGGAGGTGGGACGGCTCTCCAACTGGATCGTCGATGCGGTGGGCAGCCCGGAAGGCCAGGCCGGCCCCTATGCCTTTGCCGGCGGCGAACGGGCGTTGACGCCGCTCGCTCCGGTGCATCTGCGCGGCGAACGTGGGCCGGACGGCGCGGCGCGCTTTTCCTGGACACGGCGCGGACGGATCGATTCGGATACCTGGCTTGCGACGGATATCCCGCTGGACGAGCCGAACGAGGCCTATCGCCTCGATATCCTCTCCGGTTCCACGGTGGTGCGGCGCTTCGAGGTGACGGCGCCGGCCTGCCTCTATCCATCCGCCAGCGAACTTGCCGATTTCGGCGCCGCGCAGGCGTCGATCACCATTCGTGTGCACCAGCTTGGCCGGGCAATCCCGCTCGGCCTTGCCGCGCAGGCAACCCTGAGCCTCTAGGAGAAGACCATGAACGACGTGAAAGCCTGGTATCAGTCCCGCACCGTCTGGGGCGCGCTGATCGCGATCCTCGCCTCCTTCGCCCACGCGCTGGGGATCGAGGTGACGGCGGGCGACGAGGGCGAACTCGCCGACCTGATCGTCGCGGCGGTCGGCGTCGTGGGCGGGCTCGTGGCGCTGGTCGGCCGCCTTTCGGCACGCCGGCGCGTCGGCTGACGCTTTGCAGAAAGTCTGCCCGGCATTCATTTGCCATTCAGCGAGGATCGTTTATTGCTTGCGTCACACTGATGAGCACCTGAAAGTATGTCGATGGCCTCGCCAATTCTCATAACCGCACTTGCGGCCAGCCTGATGCACCCGGTCCCGTTCGATGCGGGCGTCCAGCGGGATGTCGTCTCGGTTTCGGGCGACTGCAGCAATGCGGCTGCGCAGGTGGTGGCCCAGACGGGCGGCGAACTGCTCTCGGCGGAGCCGAGCGGCGACAGCTGCGTGGTGACCGTGCTGGTGCCGGGCAAGGACAATGCCCGGCCGCGCAAGGTGACGGTACGCGTACCGATGTAA